AAGAAATATCAATGATTTTAAAATTTCTGAAATGTATTGGTTTAGAGATCCAAGATATACCAAAGATTTATATTTAGTTAAAACAGAGAATATTATTCATTATTTGTTAAATAAAGAAGAGTATACTGATGATAATATTATTAGTTGGGATGGGATCCCATTTGTAGAAAGAGATTACGTTAAACTAAAATCAATTATGGATACAGGTTATAAACCTTGTTCTTCTTGGTTTGAGGGTATGGTAAAAAAACTTAAATACGATAAGAGAAAAGTATCCCAAGAGTTGGAATGTAATTTTTTAGGATCTGGAGATAATGTATTTGATTCTAATATGTTACAAACAATTCGTGAAAATATGTTAAAGGAACCCCAAAATAAAATGATGGGAAATTCATTATGGATTTGGAAAGAGGCGGAAGTTGGTCACAAATATATTATGGGAGTCGATGTCTCTCGTGGTGATAGTGAGGATTTTAGTACAATTCAAATTGTTGATTTTGACACAAGAGAACAGGTGTTAGAATATATTGGAAAAATTCCACCAGATACGTTGGCTGAGGTTGCCTTTAAATGGGCGAATATGTATTCAGCATTTGTTGTAGTTGATATTACCGGTGGTATGGGTATTACAACCGTACGTAAATTACAAGAATTTGATTATAAAAATCTTTATGTTGATGGTGTTGATCAAAATAATATGTGGAGGTCGGCATCAAGAACGGTAGATAAAATACCAGGAATTAACTTTAATTCTAAACGAGTACAGATCATTGCAGCATTTGAGGAGGGTTTAAGACACGGATTTAGAATGTATAGTTCTAGACTATATAACGAAATGAATACTTTTGTTTATATAAACGGTAGACCTGATCACCAAAAAGGGCATCACGATGATTTAATTATGTCTATTGCCATGGCATTATACGTGGGGGAGTCATCATTTTCAAGTTTAGAAAAAGTAACAGAACATACAAAATCAATGATTGAGTCTTGGACCATAAGTAATAATGAATCTGTTAAGGATATAATTAATTTTAACCCAACAATGCCAAATATAGGACATGACTCAAGAAGAAATAATAGTGGACCAAGTAGAAGTGATTACGAAAAATACGGTTGGTTATTTGGGGGTAGATAATATTTATTAATAAAATATAATGGGATTAAGTGTAAGGAGAAGATCGGGAAAAATAATGGGTGGATCAAGTTTAATTGTACCTGGTCAAGATATATTGACCGCCAAGATTTTTGATATAGACTTTTCGAATAAAAGAGGGTCATTACCAGATCAACATAGAGAGTCTCCAAGTACATCGGTAACACCAACACCAACTAATACTGTAACGCCAACAAATACTCCAATACCCACAAATATGCCAACTAATACACCCACAAATACCTCAACACCAAGTGTAACTCCAACAAATACTCAAACACCAAGTGTAACTCCAACAAATACTCAAACACCAACAAATACTCAAACTCCAACAAATACTCAAACTCCAACTAACACTCAAACTCCAACTAACACTCAAACTCCAACAAATACTTCAACACCAACAAATACTCAAACTCCAAGAAATACTTCAACACCAACAAATACTCAAACTCCAACTGAAAGTCCAACCAATACTCCAACACCAACTATAACACCAACACCAACACCAACTGAAACACCCGCTAATTGTGTTGAAGGGACTATACCAAAGGCTACCGAATTCTCATATAGAGATTGTTGTTACCCTTACTTACAAATAACTGGAACATCTGGACCTAGTACTACTGGATATACTGTATGTTATAATCCTACTTATAATACTATAAATGTTACACCAGTTTCACCTCAAGTAATATGTGATACATCAGTATTAACTACTTGTTGTCAAATCCAATTGGGTTACGGTGTTTTTGGTAATGATGCATGTAATGCTCCACAATCAACATACTATATAAGTGCCCCTTGTCTTGTAAATACTTGTAGACTTGACGTTGCGTTTGCAGTCTATACAGATGACTCTTGCACTACACTAGCAGTTGACGGATATTATTCAGATGGTATTAGTTATGGTTTACAAAGTGGTGGAATTTTTACTTCTCAAGGTTCATGTTAAAAATATGTCCCCAATCATTGTTGGTGAAGATAAGTATTTAAAATTTGTAACTCAAATACGGTTTAATAAGTAAAAAGACAAACTATTTAGATATTTATCATTATACTTAATTTTTTAATATGGAAAACAACAATCAAAATCTTACAATATGGCAAAGGTTATCAAAAACATTTGGACCAAATTCACTTTTAGGTCAAGATTTGCCAACATATTCTTTAGATAAGAAAGAATTACTAAAAACAACTGATAAACAGGAATACGAAAAAGAAAAACTACAGGCACAACAATCTATGTATTTGTCGGGTCAATGGGCAAAAATAGAAAATAATTTATATACTCAAGCGATTTATTATGAACCAACAAGACTGGCATCATTTTATGATTATGAATCAATGGAATTTACTCCTGAGATATCCACCGCTTTAGATATATATGCTGAAGAGTCGACCACACCTAATCAAGACGGTTATATACTACAAATATATTCTGAATCAAAAAGAGTAAAAGGCATATTAACAGATTTATTTAATAATGTGTTAGATGTTAACACTAATTTACAAATGTGGACAAGAAATACCTGTAAATATGGTGACAATTTTGTATATCTAAAATTAGACTCAGAAAAAGGTGTTGTTGGATGTATGCAATTACCAAACATTGAAATAGAACGTTTGGAAAGGGGTATGGCAGCAAAATCAATTAATGCGGAAGTAGACCCAAAAGATAAAGGATTAAGATTCCATTGGAAAGTAAAAGATATGGAATTTAATAGTTGGGAGGTTGCCCATTTTAGGTTACTAGGAGATGACAGAAAATTACCTTATGGTACATCAATGTTAGAAAAAGCAAGAAGAATATGGAAACAACTATTGTTATCTGAAGACGCAATGTTAATCTATAGAACTTCAAGAGCACCTGAAAGAAGGGTGTTTAAAGTGTTTGTTGGTAATATGGACGATAAAGACGTTGAAGCTTACGTACAACGTGTTGCGAATAAGTTTAAACGTGACCAAATTGTTGATAACAAAACGGGTAACGTGGATTTAAGATTTAATCAAATGGCGGTAGATCAGGATTACTTTGTTCCTGTTCGTGATGTGACTCAAACAATGCCAATTGAAACTTTACCTGGAGCAACAAATTTATCTGAAATTGCGGATATTGAATATATTCAAAAAAAGTTGGTTACCGCCTTACGGGTTCCAAAAGCTTATTTAGGATTTGAGGAGGTTGTTGGTGACGGTAAAAATTTATCCTTACAAGATATAAGATTTGCAAGAACAATTAACAAAATTCAAAAAGCAATGATTTCAGAAATGAATAAAATTGCAATTGTACATTTATTTATTTTAGGATTTGAAGATGAATTACAAAACTTTACATTAGGATTAACAAACCCGTCAAAACAAGCAGATTTATTAATGATTGATGTTTGGAAAGAAAAAGTTTTGTTGTATAAAGATTTGGTAACTGAAATACCAAATACATTATCACCAACCTCAGCAACTTGGGCTAAGAAACACATTTTTGGATTCTCTGATGAAGATATTAAATTAGATACTCAACAACAAAGATTAGAAAGAGCTGTTGCAGCAGAATTGGTAAATACCGCAACAGTTATTACACATACCGGTATGTTTGATATTGTAGATAGACTATATAAAACTAAATCGGGATCTACCGAAAACCCTCCATCAGATGCTCCTACTCCTCCTCCAAGTGGTGGTGGTGGTGGTTCGTTACCTGATTTTGGTGGTGGGGCAGAACCTTCTGAACCAGCTCCACCCGCAGAAGAAACATTACCTGAAAATAAAAAAAATGATAATTTAAGTATTCTATTAGAGAATGATGATATTTATGGTGATAAGTACATTGACTTATCTAAAGGTAAAAATTCTTTAGGTTCAATGGAAAATGAATTGAGCAAATTA